TTTGATCTGTCTGATAAGATCCTGCTGTGCAGTAGGCAGTGCCTTGAAGTCTTTGATCCAACCACTAGGCTTACCACAGTTGAACCCACCATCGTTGTCTTTGAGATCGACATACAAGGACTCACCCATGACAGTCTTGACAAAGCGATTAGGAATGTTACCTGAACCTTTAATGAAACGCTTGTACATAAAGCGTTGTAAGAATGTACGTATCTTAATCTGTGGTGCGTACACAGTGCTACTGTCTGGTACTTCTAACTTGAAGTGTCCACCTGACACCACCTCCATGTTTACCTTCTTACCTTTAAGTTCAGTCTCACCCATGATGGCTGAATGAGAGATACGTAGTCTAGCTAGATTGCTAGTCTGCTTACTCTTGTTACCAGCATCTGCTGTGATGCCCATTGCTTTAGCCATTTCGTCATAGTTGTTTGTATCTACAGTTGTTATCGACATGTGTTATTCTCCTCACATAGTTTTTCAAAAGAGCATAGTTATACTACGCAACGTCCTTAATGTCAAGCCAATTATTACCTATTTTAGATTCTAATAATAAAGGTACATTAATACTTATACCAAAGTGGTGATGTATATGTAAGTTCATATTAATATTACAATCCTCAATAGCCCATAAGACATGATCTTCTTCTTCTGGATGTACGTCAATGACAATACTATCGTGTACTGTGTTGACAATACAGGACTTTTTACCTTTCAATAAAGTCTCTATCCATAGTAATGCTACAGGTACAATGTCTGCTGTAGCAAATGATTGCACAGGATAGTTCTTGATCTGTGTAAAGTAACTGATCCTACCACGTGCATTTCTCTGCACATCAGGAAAAGAAAACTCCCTACCTGATGGTGTTGTAATCTTGCCTGTGTTAAGTGCTTCTTTGGCAAGAGTGTCATGCCAGTTAGCTATACCCTTGTACTTCTCATTGAAGTGGGTGTAGTAGGTAGCTTCTGCTTTAGATCTACCATATCCACTAGCCCCATATAGAGGAGCAAAGGTATGTGCTTTGGCATCTTGTCTGGACATAACCTGCCCAGCATCTGAGATGATCTTAGCTGTGTAGGAATGCACATCAAAACCATCTGTTACTTCCCTGATAGCTACAGGATCTTGAGATAGGTACGCAGCTACGCGAAACTCTAGCTGTGCAAAGTCAGCTTCAAGTATCTTGCCTCCATTGAACCTCGATACGAATACACGCTTAACCGGGAACGTACCTCCACGTGGCATGTTCTGCATGTTAGGCTCTTTCCCACTTAGCCTACCAGTAGATGTCATGTGTTGGTTCAGTCTTACGTGTAACTTACCATCAGCTTTCACATTGTTAGCTATCCCACCAACGAATGAGGATAGATAAGTATCCAATGCAGATAGCCTTTGTACCTTCTCAAGAAACTCTAGTGCATCAGTCATGCCTTTAGTTCTCGCTGAGTTTGCTAGTAGCTCTAGGTTCTTTCTGTTAGTAGAGAACCCATTAGCTGTAGCCCACTTAGCATTGGGAGCATTAAACTTTAAACCACCAACAATACTAGTAGGAATAACATGATACCCATTGCCATCACACGAGTTACACTTTGACAGTTTGGCGTATGGTGTTCCATCCTTTTTCTCCTTTCTTATTTTACCTGACCCATAGCAATCGGCACACCGCTTTACATGTGACTTGTACACTATGTCAGTTTCTTCCCTGACCAGTTGTTTAAAAGCAGTCTGCCCCATATATGGATCGAACTTATTTATCCAGACTGTTTTATCTACAGGCTTACGACTGTATATCAGAGTGGATAGTTGTTCTGGACTGCTTAAGTTTAATGGTACATCCCCCATTAATTCCCTTACTTTAGTTTCTAAGTATGATAATACCTCCTTTCTTTCTTCTTCAAATGCAATACGTACACCTTCCAGTGCAGTAATGTCTACGTTAAAACCTCTCGTATAGATCTTAGCTAATGCAATAACCATCTGATTAGTTAGCTGCACTACATTGTGCATACCACTAGCATCTGTACCCACTAGCTTGACACGTAGCTCATGTGCCAGTTGTTGTGTTGCATGTAGGTCAGCACTTAGATACTCAGCTAACTCAGCATGTGGTACGTCACGTACTGATACACCCTGCTTGAGATAAGCTTTGAGAGTGTCCTGTTTCTGTGTATCCAGATCGTAGCGTTGAGCACATGCTTCCAATGACAAAGGTTGCTTGACACCACGTAGTATCAGATACTCCATCATCATTGTGTCAAACACTGCTCCATTGTAGGTAAAGCCTGACTCCCATAGCCACACTAAGTCATGGCCTATGTTGTGACCAATCAGTACAGTAGCTTGATCTAGCTTGCTCTGTACAATAGCATGACCATTAGGTGTAGCCTCTACTTCACTGTGATCAAACGTAACGATGTCTTCATTGCCCTGATCATCGAGCATACCCACCATAACAAGTGTGTTCTCTGGCTCGAAAGGATCTAGCTGTAGCTTACCTTCACGTTTGATTACTGTGTTTTCTACATCAAGAGTCAGTTTCACTTTTCTCTCCTTTAGGAATTTCTACGAAGTTAAAGTTAGAACTAAACGATCTGCGCTCACCTTTAGTATAGAAAGGATACACACAATGGAACAACTCACTAGGGAATACATAGAAGTCTCCTACTTGTGGTTTTACCATAAAGTTTGTAGCACTGTAGCTACCTGCACTACCAGATATAAACTGTATGTGTCCATGAGAAGGATGATGATCTTTGTAGTCCTCTTCCCATTCTTTCTCGATACCTTCAGGCAGTTTAAGATACCCAACACAGGACATACGACATCCTGTATGTAGGTGTACTGGATTGTACTCGTGTTGAAACTGCCTGACTAACCAGCCAGATACGAACTGCATACTGTACTCAAAGTTATCTGTATTTAATCTGTTTCTACCATATGAGTTTCGTATAGTAGCTGTCTGATTGTACCTGCCTATAAAGTCTTTGACTTCATTCAAGAACAAGTCTCTCATTGCTTCATTGAAGTGTAGCTCCTGACCTACCTTACCTACCAGATTATCTGAGTAGTCTTGTAGATCAGGTTCTTCTTCATAGAAACTATTCATGTTCTTTACAAACTCAGGACTTAGTTTCTTGTAGCCCATGACAGGACCAAATGGAAAGAAGATCTGCTCATCTGCATCCTTCTTAGGTGTGAATATATTAACCATGTTTAACCTCCTTACGCTGAAAACAATGCTGTCTTATAATCAAACTCACAAGTTACCATACCATGCCAACCTGTCAACTTATTTTTCGCAATGTTAATATGTCTCTGTGTGTCTTCCTCAGTCTGGTTCTCTGTTGGTGGGTTCCTTGCAATCAGGAGCATGAGGTCAGCTTCAGCTGCCTTGCCTGTCTTGGAACCTTCCATCATAGATTGATTGAGTACTACTCTACCTTCAGCTTCAGCAGATAACTGTGACATATAGAACACAGCACACTCCTGTTGCTTTGCTATCTGTCTAGCGTACATGACATTCTGTTTGAGTGTCTCATGTATACTGGCAGAGTTAGCTGTAGATGTAAACTTGTCACCCATGTCTAGCATAATGATGTCAGGTTTATAGTACTTACATACTGACTCCACCCATGCCATGTCTTTCTCTGTACTGTCCTTGAACTTAAGATGTCTAGACTTAGCTTTGTATGTAGCAAGGTGTCTAGCCTTATCCTTGCGTATACCTGTTGAGTCAGTGCCTACTGCACATGTCAGATACCTGTGACCTACACGAGTAGGTGTTTCCTCATTACAGAGCACGATAACTTTAGCACCCTGATCTGCGAAACCATCTGGCCCCATAACCAAACTGGCATGGAAGCTAGTCTTACCTGTGTTAGACCTAGCACCTATCTCAATAAGCTGACCTGCATTCACGCCCGGAACCTTACGTGCAAGGCTAGGTATGTTGAAGGTCCACTTGCTTTGTAAGTCACCCTCATCAAGTATCCTGTCCATGTTCATGTCTTCCCACTGTACCTGTAACTTAGGTATGAAGTCATCACCATGTACCTCAAGTAGATTACGTAGTGGCTGTAGACTTTTGAGTGATCCATTAACAAAGTCGAAACCTAAGTTGGCAACCTCTTCACCAATCACCTGCTGAAATAACTTAGACAGTACCTCTTGTGCTATGTCCTTACCCATAGGCTGTTGTGTTTTAATCTGACCAAACAAAGCAGAGTACTGTTGCTTCTGTGCTGTAGTCAGTGTTGGATTATCCGATAAAAAAAGTGCCTCAACTTCATCTGGTGAGACACTGCGATCATAGTCATCCATTGCTTTATCTATTACACGTTTAACTTTCTGTATGTCCTTGCTGAATAGTTTCATAGGGCAACGTGAACCTCTATGTTCCTCGTAGAATTGTTTCTCCATGAGGCTTCTTATAAGTGAAAGTTCCATATCCTATCCTTTCATATTGTATTGAGTGCATCCATATCTTTCCTATTCCTATACTTTATATCGTCCTGTAGACGTAGAACTTTTACATCCTTAACTACACTTCTTAACTCCTTTGCTATTGCTAATGTTTTCTTTGAAGCATCAGGATCTAATGCAACTACTGCTGTAGAGAACTGCGCTAGGTATTGCCTCTGTTCGTTGGACATTGAAGTTCCCATTAAAGCTACTCCTGTATGTCGATCTCCTCCAACAACTGCTGCACTAACGCAATCCTCTACAACAACAGCTACCTTACCACAACCATGTACGTAAGGCAACCCACTATTTCCATATCGCTTCCACTTAGGTATCCGCTTACCCAATGCCCTGCCTGTAGCGTCAACTGTAATACCATTGTGTACTACAGGAAACACAACACGATGCTCACGTATGTCATACATCAGACTATGCTTTGCTACATCAAGACCCCACTCACTTGCATACTCATAGACATGAGCATCGGTAGGTACAGGCACTGGCACTACATACATAGGCATATCAAAGCTGGTGTCCTTTACCTTTACTATTTTGTTTAGCTTATCCTGTATAGCAGTAGCAGACATGCTTACCCTGTTAGCACCACTGATACTACACCCTGCCTTGTAACAGTTCCACAGTAGCTGTCCATTTAGATTGGACACAGTGAATGTCCTACGTCCTTTACATTCAGGACAATCCATACGTACAGAACTACCATCAGTGATATCTAAGCCTGTGAGATATTCAAGCACTAGATTACACTACCATATACTATATCCTCAGATTTTATTGTGTCACCATCCTCACACCCTTCTTGTAGTTCAGATACACTAAATATTTTACATTCTAGAACTTGATCATCATCGTATAAACGATCTACTATTCTTTCAGCTTGTAACTTAGTTTTAAAACCATTGTGCAAGGCTAGGTACAAATGTACATCTTCTGCAATATACTCTAAACCTGCTGCTACATATCTCTCTTTCATACTACGCACTCCTTTTTTCTAGTTCATAATAAAAATCTGCAACTTGATACATTTCTTTCACAGTAGCTACACTCTTTATAGTATTTACTCTAAGAGAAACTACAACTAAATTATCTTTAGTATAACCTTTACTGTTATCTATCCTGTCAAAAGACATATTCCATTCACTGTTAATATTAAAAACAAATGGTACTTTATATATAGGACATTTTAAATCCTTTGGTACTAAACTTAGTATATCATCTGCTGTTACAGTAAATGGAACATTTAAATTTTTTCTTTTCTTCCATCCATTTCTAATACACTCTCGTTTGTGTATTGCCCAATTTCTATTAATATCAGCATAAGAAGAAACTATTTTTGCGTTATGTCTTCTTTTTCTCCTAAGTTTATTATAGTATTCTCTGTATTCTGGTGTTCTTTGTCTTTGTCTTAACCTTTCCTTAACTTCAGGTCTTTGATAGTACTCTTTCTGCCTCTCCTTAACTTCTGGTCTTTGATTGTACTCTCTCATTCTCTGTTTAACTTCTGGTCTTTGATAGTATTCTTTATCATACTGTTGTCTTTCAATTGTACATTTACGTGGCATATCATTCCTCCTTAAACTGTTGTCGTGCAGTCAATGCACTGTTAGCACTAAGATAAGTATTCTTTATGTAAGGCTTCACCGATTGTGGATTAGCATGACCTGTCACTGACATGATCTGTGGCAATGGCACACCTGCCTCTACCATTTCAGTTGTACCAGTTCTTCGCAGATCCATCAAACGTAATTCATCTGGAAGTTTAGCCTGTCTCATAATTGTTCTACCTATCTTGGACAATCGTTCCATAGAGAATGGTTTGTACTCACCACCTTTAGGTGAAGGCATAGGTGCTACATATTTCTGGAAGTCAAAGTCCTGACGTTGTTCTGTAAGCATTTCAAGTAACTCATCTGATATGGGTAGCTGTACCTCTGCACCACGCTTGGACTGTAACAGTCTTAGTCTACGTGTATTGAAGTCAATACTATCCCATGTCAGCATACGCATATCACCTACACGTTGACACCATTCATAGGCCATCTGCACTATCAGTCCTACATTACGATACACAAAGTCACCATAAGCTACGTCAAGAAACTGACGCACCTGATCCTGTGTCCATACTGTGTTACGTGCAACAGGTGATAGCTTCCTTACTAGCGTGAATGGATTACTCTTAACATACTCCATGTCCTGACCATGCCTGTACACAATGCCAGCTACTGCTGCCACATGATTAGCTAGGTGTATGCCTCGTGTAACCCATTCTTCATACGCCATCCTTGCGTCCTTACCTGATACAACAGATGCAGTTGTTTCACCTAACGTGTCTGTCAATATCTTTAAGAACCTAGTGTAATCTAACTTTGTTTGATCACGTAAGCGATTAAACTCAGATGACTGTAAGTATAGCTTGACCAACTTCTTTAGTGGTATCGCTCTCATTGTTATTCCTCCTGTTTATAACCATGTTTCTACTACATATGTACCTAGTATTTCTATTGCTAACATCAATAGCGTTATGCCTATTCCTATTAGTATTTTAGCTGTGTGGCTATTTGGATCTAAGGTCATAGTATATATATCTTAGCTAAACTACTAGTAAGTGTAGCTAGTGCAAATGTATTAATGAATATCAATGCCCTATCATTCCATAGCATACCTACCCATAACCAACCTGCAATGCCTATTGCATGAAAGATTAAGTTGATAGGAAAGATATTGTTAGCAGTCAGCACCATGCCTATCATAAGTAGTACACTGGCTACCCATTTTATGTACCAGTCGAATGTGTACAGTGGGGTTTTAGTTATTGTTCTTGTTCCTTCATGGTCATCTAACATAATGTATATCCTTTATTAAGTAAAGTTACCACTGACTCTGTTCCACTCGACAGACTTAGGTGTACGTTGTGCATGTCGCACTACTTTCATAAGCGTAGTTATAGGTATCTTGTGCATGGAAGCAACCACTGATGCATGTTCCTCACCATAATTAGGATCATGGTGGGCTGCATTCCATACCATTTCAAAAATACTATTACTATACTCTCTATCTTCTACCACGTTTTCTTCTTTTTCTTCAGTGTACTACCATCACCATTAGCCATGATCTCACCTGTACCACCATTGTCTACACCACATAGCAAGGTAGGGTTCTGTGTACGTATGATACTGGCAGTCCATTCACCTGTATTACTATTAAAGTGTATCAGTGTGACATGTCCTCTTGTAGATATACCTCTGAATACTAACTCTTCACCATGCACATTCTCTAAATAAGTTATAGCTTTATCCCTGTCTCTACATGGTGCAGGATTCTGTGCATATGCCGTGAGAGGTAGCACTACCATTAGCACTACCATATATAGTATATTCCTAACTCTTTTACCTAACATATTGTATCTCCTTTCAAAAGATAATAGCCATTAACAAGCCCATTAATAGATATATTATTTCCCATTCCATGTCAAGCTACAATCCAGTTAGGTGTAGGTCTACCTGTCCACTGTAGTATGTGTGATTTAGCCTTACGATAGTACTCACGATAGGCTTCTACATAATCGTCACACTTAAACTCATCTGGCATACACTGTGGTGGTGTAGTGTGTAGGCTGTAGTCCTCATCAAAGTTATCATGGAACATATACTCTGCAATGTTCTCTAGAACAGCAGTGCTCTTGTGGTTCTTGCCATACCTGTAAGTATACTCTCTGCCTATAGCAAGTCCATGCAGTACTGCCCATGCCATGTTAGCGTCATTCTCCCGTACCCACACAGTCATAGGGTGGTTCTTGTAGGCAGACTTGTACACACCTTCAAGTATAAGTTCATCCTCAAAGCACCACTCATGTAGTGCGGTGCTACACATCTGTGCAGTCTCAAGTACCATCTTAACTACATGCTTGTCACATAGCTGTATGGCTGACATCACTGGGCATTTGTCTATAAAAAATAAGTTCATGTCTTACTCCTTCTGTAAATATACTGTTGCTTGTGTATCATCATTTCCACAAAACGGACACACCTCTATGAAAGTATCAGTCTCTGTATAAATGTCATCACATTTAAGGCAATGTACTTCTTGCGTATCCATGTGATATGATTTAAATAATGCTTTCCACACTACAGCAATTAATGCTTGGTTGACTTCTTGTTCTTCCATAATACTAGTCATGTGTCTCTCCATTCTATCTATAAAATATATGATCTTCTATTGTTGTAATGTACTCTCTATTCCATTCTGGGTCAACGTCTACTGAATGATAGAACGTAGCACCATCCACTACATTGATTGTTAAACCATATGAATAGTACACCTCCTCTGCTACCATCACTGCCCTGTTCCATGCACGTTGGTCTTTAGGTACATCAGGTTTACCATCACAGTACCAACTGAACTGGCATCTGTTCCTGATAGGATAGTTCTGCTTCCAACTGTATGTTGGCCCTTCACGTATGACATCACACACTGTGTCAGGCCATGCAGGATGGTGCACCCTGTTCAGTACGACATAGGCCACAGCCATCTGCCCCACTGTAGGTTGATCACGTGCCTCAAAGTAAATGTTCTGGGCAAGACACGTAATCGTAGCACCTACTGCAAGTATA